CACGATGTCGTTGTCGTTGGCGACGCTTTCGGCGGGCAGCTCAAACACCTTGTCACCGTCAGCAGCAGCGCCTTGGGTGTTGATTACGATCGACAGCGAACCAGCAGGGCCGGTAGGCACGAACGTATCAGCATTGATTGGATCGAGTTCGCTGCGCACCAGTGCCTCGGCTACTGCAGGCGTCAGCTCACCGGACCACAGGTACACGCTGTTGATATAGCCGTTGAATGCCTTGTTCGGATCTACAGAATCGTGGCCAATCGAGAGCTTGTTAAGGTCAGTTGGAACTAAGCTGCTCAGCGATGTGGCGAAGCGTGCAGTGCTGCTGCCGTACTGATAGTTTTGCGAGCCGTACGTGATGATATTGCGCTCTCGGTCGGTAGTGGGCACCGGCAACGGCAGGGATGATTTGCTAGTGCCGTCGTAGTTGGCGATCAGCGCCACCGAGTTGTAGGTAGCAGCGTTGGAGAAAAACCCGAGGTCGATCTTGTCGTTGCTGCTGTTCTTGAGGGAAAGCAGCGTGTCGTTCTCGCGGGCACTGATGGCGCGGGCGTCGATGTAGACGGAGCCGCTAGAGGGGAGAGAGGACTCGACGGAGAGGAGATCGGCGGCGCGGGTGACTTGTGAAGATGTGGTTGCGATATATGAAGTGGGGCCATCGCTCTGTTCAAGTTGAGCGCCCCATATATAAACACCTCCACCTCCCGGTGTGTAATTTGATGAGCCATCGGATTTGGTTGGGAAAATAACAAAGCCAGTGCTAACGGTGGAAACTGCGGTGTACGAAACCGAACACCTATACCAAGAGTCGCGAAATGCCTGGATGCTTGCCCCTAAGACTCCAGTGCCTATAATAGTCCCAACTTGGCCAGTTTGCATGTTGAACCATACGAAAGGCTCGGTTGGAACTTGCGGCGAAATTAGTGCGCTAATATAGTCATATTCTGTTTGTCTTTTGGCAAAAAAGCTAAAAGTATAGCTATTCCCGGCTGTTACGTTAACGAACTGTCGCGAGTATCCGTTAATGGTACTGTTGGGAATTATGAGATCGGCCGTGGTTGTCCCGTCAGGCGCAACAGCGGCATTCGCTGTAATGCTAGCCCTAATCTTTTGCCATACTGAGACGTTCTGCCCAGAAGAATACGTGAATAGATTAGTTGCTTCTGGCTGTATAAGTAAGCCCCGCTCGTCTCCCGTGATCGGATCATACTCAAAGCGTGGGGTACCAACGGCTCCGGTTGTGATTAGGCCGTCGCGGTCTACATATGTTCCGATCGAATCCCTCGTAAACTTAAACCTCGGGTCAATACGCTGCGACGCCCTCGGGTCCAGCAGCAGCTGGGGGCGTTGATCGTAGAAAAGCTCTTTGATGGCCATGGTGAGGAATTAGGCGGTAGTGGTGGACTTGATGATCACGAAGTTGAGAACCACCGCCTCAGACAGTGATCCAGCGGTGAGGTTGCGCAAGACCATACTCACCGAGCCGCTTGCGATGTCCAACGTACTGACCGAATAAGCGCCAGCTGTAGCGCCGGACTTAATGCTGACAGCGACAACATCCTGCGGGCTGATCTGGCTATTGGTAAGCGTAAACGCAACGGCTGTATTCGCAGCCAATGCCGCGCCATTCATTGTTATCTCACCGCAAGGCGTGTTCAGCTCCACGCCCGTAGCTTTGTCGGTCAGCTGCGTAACACTGCCGCCGCCCTGGGCGTAGCCGCACCACTCATCGACAAAAGCCATCCGGCCCAGCAGCCCGGCGACTGGCACCTCATCTGCATCGGTGCCCACCTCGAAGCTGAAATCCTTGGCGCTCAGCAGCGAGTTGTACTCTCGCCAGTAGTTCAGGCCAAGGTTGGTGATGGCCTTCGGCTGGTTGTTGTCCAGGATCGCCGCATCAGTGGCCGGAACCGATGTGCCCTCAATATCGGTCAGCGTGGCCAGTGATACCGGGCCAAGCGGCGAATCAGCAGATGACAGGTTGGCGCTCAGCGTGAAGTTGGCCTCTCCCGTAATCGTGATGTCGTTGAAGAAGCTCTCGCCCTGTGCTGAGATGCCGTTCGGGAACTCAGTAACAGGGTCTTCATCCACATTCGCCAGTGCAGTCAGGCTTTGGGTCTGGCCGGTGCTCAGATCCTCAATGCCATTGCTCTTGACGATGAATCCCTCTTCGTTGAAGCCCGAGGGGTAGACGCGGCCGCCAAGCTCGTTTGTGAAGTAATAGGTGAACTTGTTCAGCGCACTCAGCGTCTGCTGCACCGCTGGGAAGCCCTTCGAGTAATTGAGCGTGCCAGCCCACTCGAAGGCGTGGGCGAACAGACGCAGCACAGAAGGCCGGCGGAACTCGGTTGCCCAGCAGTTGCGCTCGGTGGCCAAGCCGCCAGATGGCGCAGTCGGGAACTGCGTGGTGTTGTTCACGTCACGCCTGCGATCAGCAGCCACCCGTGGCTGCAGCGCTGCGTGGGCAGCAGCTGAACTGAAGCCCAACAGCAGAAGCAACGAATAAGCGCCCTGATAGTCGTTGCTGCTTTGGTACTGATCTTGGATTGATGCCTCAACCACATCAGGAGTGCCGTCAGTCCACAGCGTTGTGAAGTTGAAACCCAGTGTTGTGCTGGCCTGCTGGTTTGCTGTGTCGTTGTCGAGCACCAAGCTGTAGCTCTGGTTGTCGAGCTTCTCATCGGCTTGGTGAGCGCTCGGCATGTGAACGTAGCTCTCCTGCCAATCAGCAGCAGCAGGGCCACCGCTGGCCGCTGTCGTCAGATCACGCAGCGCGGTGAAATGCTTTTCGTTGTATTTGACCGTGGTGCCAGCGCGGTAGAACGTGTTGTTCGCAAAGGTGATGTTTGGATTGCTGCGGCGCAGCTGCACCTCCTGCGTGTTGTATGTGCCACCTAGTGCGAACTGCGGATAGACCGAAGTATCAAAGTCGATCGCCGATACCGTCGTAACGATCAGCGGATCGCTTGTAGGCAAGGTGCCATTCACATATGGATCGACATCGCCAAACAACGTTGCCGGTGTTGGATCCAGCTGCAGCACGTACTCACGCTGCACCAAGCGGGTCGGCACCTCGGTGGCGAACATGCCGATCGCCAAGCGCCGTTCTGATGCTGTGCGGTTGTCGATCAAACGCCGCACGTAGACGCGGCGGCCGATCGCTCGGTTGATGCTGCTGTTCTGCGGGATGCCGGGGCTAACGCCGGTTTCATCCTGCAGAACGTCTTTGATGAGAATCCGGTCGGAGTCGCTTGTGCTCCAGGCATTTGCGGCCAGACGTGCCCGCCAATCAGTGCCGTTGGGGTTCTCGACCCAGATGTAGCTGTCCTCGCGCAACGTGTAGCCGAGATCGCCGAGGATCTTGGGCACCGTCGTCGAACCATCAGCGGCCACCAGTGCCTCGTTCAGATCAAAGCGGAACTGCCCATCGGCATAGCTGTTGATTGAGCCGAGGAAATACTTCTGAATGTTGCCGGTCTTTTCGCTCAGATTGAGCGGCACCTTGAAATATCCAATGCGCCACTCTTTGTCCAGATCGAATGCTGCAGACTTGTAGCCGCTTGCGATGGCGACGCAGCCACCGAACGAGCTGTTGCTATTGGTGATCGAGACTTCGCCGCCGCTCTCAGTGGAGTGGTGAACGCCCTGGCCGATGGCGAAGATCGAAACCTCTTGGATGAAGGCGTTATTGATCGCACGGATGTGGTAGCTGCGCCGCGTCGGCTTCATCCGAACGTCGTTCGGGTCGCTGCTGATATAGGTGGCATAGTTCGGCATTGCGACCCAGGTGGTGCCGTTGTACAGCTCCCAGCTGGTCATGTCCTTTTGAAGGGACACACCCGTGTAGTTCGCGGTTACCATCGACCGCAGACCTTCAACCTTGGCGCCATCAGCATGGATGCCGCCCATGCCGTACTCAGAGCGCACTGAGCAGTTGAAGATGTAAGGCGACGCAGATGAGGTGGTGTCCCAGTCCTCATCGGGCGTGTCGTCAATCGGGCCGACGATCTGGTACTCAGTGGGCCGGGTGACGGTCAGCGCATTGCTGAGGTTGGCCGGGCTGCCGACGTAGGTGCGGATCTTCGTGTAGAAGGCATCCAGCTCAGCCTCACTAGCAAAACCAAAACCGCTCAGTAGGTGGTGGCTGGTGGTGCTGTTGATCTTGTCGAAGAAGGTAAAGCCGAAAAAGTAGCCAGTGCCAGTGATCTTGAAAATCTCGCTGCGGTTGCTGCGGTCTGCCAGCTCATCGGCAGGCGTTGGCACATACGTTGGGCGGAATGTGCATTTGCGCAGATCAGGACCGCACAGCGAGCACCCACGGGGCAGGAGGATGCCGCCATTGGTCGGGTTGTACTTGATCAGTTCTTCCGGTGTTGGCTCGTAGCCATCCACCCATGTGATCGGGGTGCCGCTGCCGGGGTCGTTGTAGACCGTGTGGACACCAGGCGCCAAAATGATCGACACACAGTCGAGGTGCGCCTTCGGATCTGTGATCGTGTACCAGTTCTTGCTGGTGATGATCGCGGCCTCGATCACCGCACGGTTGATCGTTTTGAACGGGCGCTGTGGGCTGAAGCCGCATGTGAGACGCTGCTGATCCAGGCGCTTCAGCTTTGCCTCGATGATCTCTGCATCGGTGCTGCCAGGTGGCGCCTCATAAGTGTTGTAACTGCCGCCCGCGAAGGTGTCTTGGCCGGTGTATGGGTTGACGTACAGCGTGAAAGGCGCCGTTAGTGGGTCAATCTGTTGCGCACTGCCGGCCGCGACATTGGCGACACCGGCCACCTGACGCATCAGGTCGTTGAGCGTGGCGATCTGAGCCCTGAACTCCGCCTGCGTGGCGTTGATGTTGTCTAGGGCGCCAGCAGCACCAGCAAGCTCAAGAGAGGCCACGCCACTTCAGTCACTATCTGCCAGAAGTCTACCGACGGGCACTAGGCAAACTTTAGTTTGATCTCGCCGGTCACAACGAAATCTGTAGAACCCGCTATGAGTTCACCTGAGCGCACATTGATTCGCGAATTGGTGAGCAGCAGATCGCAACCGTAGTAGGCGGTGCTGCCGATCTGCGGCGAGACTGGAGTGCGCTCCTTGTAGAGGTAAAACCTCGCGCTGGCCTTGGTGTTGCGTTGAGTGAGCAGCACTATGCGCAGCAGGGTCGCGCTGGTCTGCTCGCCGGCTTGCAGCTTGTTTTCGACCAAGAACTGAAGCGAACCTGCGCCACGCACCAATGCCTTGGAGTTCTCACCAAAGGTTTCGCCAATGGCTGTCATGTCGAGATTGGCGGCATCCACATCAAGCGCCCACTCAGTCAGCTCACACTGGATCAGCCAACCTCGGCCGTCTGGGTCTTCGGAGATGGCAGTGATAGCGGCCGGCACTGCAGTCACTGTTTCAAGCAGCTGGTTGTCGCTAGGTAGCGTCACATTCGCAATGCTTGCAGCTGCGCTGCCAATGGCTGCTAGGTAGTCAGGGTCGCTGCTATAGCGGGCCACGACAAAGTTGACCGTTGAAAATGGATTGGCAGGGATCTCGCTGCTTGGGTCTAAGTTGTACGCGCCAAGCTCTGAATCAAACAACCTAAATCTGCCTAACTCATCTACATTGATGTAGCCATCAGTGAACTCGCTGATTGGGCTGCTGTCGTAGAAGGCGACTGAATTATCGGCCTGATAGTAGTTGGCATTCGGCCCGGTTACGTGCAGGCGGGCTTGACTCAGCACAAAGATGCCGCCGAAGTACACGCCAGAGCCTGGTGGGTTGCCGCCTGCGTACGGTGAACCGCCGGGGAAATTCAGAACAACGCGGTCCCCGGTCCAGTAGTCCGGGTTCCCAAGGTTGATGCGCGATGGGCTGACTGAGTGAATGGCTGCCGCCGCTGCAAGCGCCATCGGCTCCGGCCACTCTCGGCTCAGTTCGAGGATGCCGCCGTTGCCGAGGAGTGCCATCAGAACGAGCCGGTAGGGCTGCCGGAGATTGTGAAGCTGATCGGGACGGTGATTAAATCACCAGCGCTGACGCCTGGGCCGACAGCAGTGATCAGGGCATCCCCTGAAATGGTGCCATCGCTGCTCCCCGTGTTTAGCACCAGCTGCAGGCCTGAAAGTGTCTCGGTGTTTTCAAGGATCTGCTGCATCAGATCGGTTGTGGCCGTATCTGCTGGGTCGTAAAGCAGGGTGCCGCTGCCGCTGGTGCTGCGGATACCGTAGGCGTAGGTTCGGTCTGTCTGGCCCACACCTGTGGTTTCCAGCGCGTCGCGGCTGATGTCCAGCCGCACGTCACGCACCTTGGCGATCGTGGTGTAGGTGGCGGCGCCGCCCAGCTTGAATTTAAGGAGCGCCGTGGCGCTGGTCTTGACGGCCATCGGTCCGCTGTGGTTTAAGTCAGTCTAAGTTCAGCGACAAGATTCACTCTCACGCTTGAGCGGTTTGGGGCGACGCTTTCGACGGTTGGCGGCTCTTCAGTGAAAAACCAGAGCATTCCTGCGTTGGTCGATGTTGTGTCGAGCCAGCCTCTCAAGTTGGTTGATGCGCCGTTGAAGATTGCAGACGGCAAAGTGAGATCTGTCACCGCACCTTGCGCTTCGTTGTAGGCGCCAACAATCAGCGCTGCGTTGTCGTCGGTGATGTTGCTGAACTGCAGCTGTAGCTGCGCTTGAGTTGGCTTGCTGCCCCAGAGCCGCCGTGTTGTCACGCCCGATTGCGTGGTCAGCCCAGTGGTGGGCCATCGCGGCGCAGTGAAGTTGCGGCTGGTGGGCTCGATGTTCGGGAATGCAACTGCCATTACTCAATCACCCAGCTTGAACCGCTATCAAACGCCTCGGCAAGTTTTAGGACTCCCGAGGAGTTTGTGGGCATGTGAACTGCCTCAATGCTAAAGGTGCCCTCTTCATCAGGTGTGACACGCTCGATCTGATAGGTGCGCACCTGCGTTGCAGCCTTCTTGACGGTGAACACCACGCCAGTAGGCGTCGCGGTGCCATCGCTGCTGATCACCAAGCTGGCGTCAGCCGGTGGGCTGCCTTCGGTGCCATTCCACGCGATCACGTCGTAAGTGCCAGGGAAGAGGGTCTGCGTGCTGACCACTGCGCCCTGAGCTGTGACCACGCCATTGTTGAACTCGTCGTATTGCGTCTCATCCATCGCCACTCGGATGTAATCGCTCGGGCCAAGCTTGGCCAGGGCACCTTCGTGCGTGGTGCGGAAGCTGATCACATGGGTCGGGATGCGCCGCATCCTGATGATGTACTTGGCGGCATCGATTGCCTGATCGCGGCTGGTCACGTAATCCGACAGATCAAGCGACTCAACCGGATCGGTGGCGCTGCCGAATGGTGCCACCTCGCGCACGAGCACCTCGCGCTCGGTTGGGAAGATGCCGGGGTTTGTTGGGTCGCTGCTGGCCCGTTCCTCCCGGTAGCGCACCGAAATCTGGATTGGCTCGCGTTCTTCGGGCTCTAGGTACTGCAGCTTGAAGGTGCCTTCGACGATATTGCCAGCGGTAAACAGGCCTTTGATCGGCACCGCTGTGAACTGCAGGGCCGGGCGCAAGTAGAACTTGCCGTCTGATTCGCCGAAGAGCAGCAGGTTGGCCGCTGCGGTGTCGGCTGCCCACTGGCGCAGGTTGACGCGATCAGCTTGGACGCCATCAAAGAAGTATTTCCGGCTGCTGCACCAGTCAGCGGCGGCGGTAAACGCCACAAAGTCGATCATGCTGTCCTTGATCAGATCACCAGCGCCATAGGTGGTGTTGGTCATCAGATCCAGCAGCACATCGGGGAACAAGTGCGTCGGGCCTAAGGTCTGGCCGGAACGCAGCCGCCGGCATGTCTTGCCGCCAGTGACGTAGCAACTGAACTGGCCAAACTGCTGCCACTCCACAGATGACAGCACGTTGATGCCTAGCAGGGCCAAGTTGTCGTAAACCGGGGCAGGGCTGTTGGGGACGATCTCGTTGACGTAGACCACCTCATGCTCGGGGCCGGACGCTGCAGAGGATTGGATCTCTTCATAGATGAAGGCTTCGGCCAGCTTGCCCCAGGTGTCGATGTAGGACAGATCGCCGTTGGGGAAGTCGTCCCTGTCAGTTCTCGGGTAGGTGAGGCCGCTTTTGCTGGCCTGGCGCCGGCCCGTAGGAATAGCGAAAGTGTCCGCAGACTGAGCGACTGATACGCCATTGAAAACTACGGTTACGCCGCCAACCTCGGACACTGTTTGCCTAGTGCCAAGGCTTGCTTCGAGCACGTACAAGGTGCCAACACTGGTGTTGCGGATTTCCCATCCTGAGTACGGCTCAATCTGAAACTCCCACTGCTTCACAGAGGGCATGCTCAGCTGGATGTAGTTGAAGACGTTTTGCTGTGTTGCCCCACGCACTCCGTAGGCATTGCTGAGCTTGGTGAAAGCTGCTGCTGAGCCGGCCTCG